TAGGTGATACTGAAGATAAATTGCCTGATCTTCCTGTTAATGCTTTTTCAACAAACGAAGAGGCTGAATTATTACCGGCTGTAAAAGAGGAAACACCTTTAGCTGTAATACCCGATGATAAAAATGCCGAAGAAAATTTAAGAGATATTGAACTTGCAAGAAAAAATATCGAGAGTATCATTAGCCTAGGCGATGACTCAGTGAAGGAAATGGTTGAAATTGCAAAACAATCTGAATCGCCTAGAGCGTTCGAGGTTGTATCTCAATTAATGAAAACCTTACTTGACGCCAACAAAGATTATGTTGAAATGTCAACTAAGAAAAGATATGCAAAAGAAGAATCAGGTCCATCTACAAATGTGACCAATAATAATTTAATAGTGTCAACCGCAGATTTGCTTAAAATGATAAAGGATGACTCTAGCAATGCTTGATGGATATAAAGGTTACTTAGGAAATTCGTTTCTTAAAAAATCAGGTGAGGAGGTAGAATGGACTCCAGATATGTTAAAGGAATATCTGAAATGTTCCAAAGATCCAATTTACTTTGCTCAAAAATATATTAAGATTGTACATGTTGACCATGGATTAATTCCAATGGAAATGTATGATTACCAAAAAGATATTGTAAAAAAGATTACAGATGAAAGACGTTGTGCTGTATTAACATCAAGACAGGCAGGTAAAACAACAACTGCTGTTGCTGTTATATTGCACTACATCTTATTTAATGAATTTAAAACTGTTGCGATTCTTGCTAATAAGGGAGACGCAGCTCGTGAAGTATTAGGTAGAGTTCAACTTGCTTATGAAGCTTTACCAAAATGGATGCAACAGGGCGTTGAGGAATGGAATAAAGGTAATATTACCTTAGAAAATGGCTGTAAAATATATGCTGGTACTACCACATCATCGGCCATTCGTGGTAAGTCAATCTCATTCCTATACCTAGACGAGGTCGCATTTATTGAAGGCTTTGATGAATTTTTTGCCTCGGTATATCCGACGATTTCATCAGGTAAAAGTACAAAATTGTTAATGACGTCTACACCAAACGGTTTAAACCACTTTTGGAAAACATGTAAGGGTGCTAAAGAAGGTACTAATGGTTATGAATATGTTGAGGTTATGTGGGACGCTGTACCCGGTAGAGACGAAGCCTGGAAAAAGGAAACAATGGAGGCACTTGACCATGATGAACAAAAATTTGCACAAGAATATTGTTGTGAATTTGTTGGAAGTTCTGGCACATTAATTAGTGGTGCTAAATTAAAACAATTATTACATTCACAACCATTAGTAGAAAGAGACAATTTAAGTCAATATGAAGCTCCGATAGAAGATCATTCATATGTAATTACAGTTGACGTATCTCGAGGCAAAGGCCTTGACTATTCAACATTTACAGTGTTTGATGTATCGGAAATGCCTTATAAACAGGTATGTGTATACAGGGATAACTATATTAGTCCTGTTGATTTCGCTTCAATTATATATAGAATAGGCCTCATGTATAATGAAGGCGCAGTACTCATCGAAATCAACGATATCGGTGAACAGGTATCCTCTGTGCTTTTAATGGACTACGGCTATGAAAATCTTCTATTCACGGAATCTGCTGGCAGAGCTGGCAAAAGAATATCAGGTGGATTTGGAAGAGGCAATGATAATGGAATAAGAACGACAAAAAGTGTTAAACAAAAGGGTTGTTCGATACTAAAAATGCTGGTTGAACAAAACCAGATGATTTTGGTAGATTATAACACTATACAGGAGTTATCCCGCTTTTCTAAGAAAGGATATTCTTACGAAGCTGAAGCTGGTTTTCATGATGATCTAGTTATGAATTTAGTTATCTTTGCATGGCTAACAGATGATAGATTTTTTAGAGAACTCACAGACATAAATACCTTGGCTTCCTTACGAGAGAAAACCGAGGAACAGCTAAATGAGGAACTACTACCATTTGGGTTTATTGATACAGGTGAAGATATAGGAGATGGAGACGGCTGGTCATCAGTCGGTTCTGGTTCATTTGAGGTGTAGACTTTATTTTTTATAAATAAAAGGTGATAACAAATTATTAAAAAAAGTTTTTTAAAATAGATATATTAAAGGAGAAATAATATGGCTTTTTCCGTAAGTCCTTCCGTAATTGTTCGAGAAGTCGACGCATCAGCAGCGGTACCGGCCATCGCAACACCGCCTGCAGCAATCGCGGGTGTTTTTAGATGGGGTCCTGTAGGTGAAACTGTTCTTGTTTCTTCAGAGAATGAATTAGTAAGTAGATTTGGTACACCAACCAATGATAACTTTGAAACATTCTTTGTAGCAGCAGATTACCTTTCATACTCAAGCGCATTATATGTGGCTAGAGTTGCTAATGGTGCCGTTGAAGCTTCAGCTAGCGATACTTCCAATGCAAATACACAACTACACACATTTGGTGGTTTTGACGCATTGTATCCTGGCGATTTAGGTAACTCACTAGATGTTGCGTATGTTAAGGATACAGATTTTTCTGATACCTTAATCGATGTAGCCGATATAACCGCATCAAGAATAACTGGTAATACTCAGATTTTGCAGTCAATTACCTTCAACACTGCAAACACAACTTTTGAAGTTGTACCTGCAAACAGAATAACACTCGCTGACGTAACTGTTGGTGATTTAATCAGAATTGGTAATGATTCAGTAGGATATCAGGAGTTGTCACTAACTGCTATAACTGAACAATCACTAGATACTAACGGTGATGTAACCGCTAATTCAGCTTTGATTACTTCATATGACTATTCGCTCGAGTTCGCAACAAATTACTTGCTACCTGAAACAGATTTAAGTAAACTTTCCATTGAAAGAAAGTGGAAATATGCTGGATTATTTGGTAAGGCACCACAAACTGGTAACTATCATGTTGCTGTTATTGATAATGACGGCTCTATTAGTGGTGAAGTTGGTGGAAGTTTAGAATTGTATACAGATGTATCAACAAGCACAACTGCTAAATTATCAGATGGTACTACAAATTATTATAAAGATGTAGTTACTGCTGGTTCTTCTTGGGTGAAAGTTGCTAATACAACACATTTTGAAGCTCAAACACTTAAATATGAAACACTAGCAAATGGTACTGCTGGCACAACTGAAACTGCTACTGGTCTGGGTGCTCTCGCTGCAGGATATGATTTATTTAAATCTGCAAACGAAATTGATGTTTCATTCGTACTTCAAGGTAAAGGTGATAACTCAGGTAACCTTGCTAATTACATCATTTCTAATATCACAGATTATAGAAAGGATGCTGTTGCATTTATCTCACCTTCCAAGGAAGCAGTAGTTGATGAACTCAAAACACACGCTAAACTTACTAAAGTAGTTGCATACAGAAACCGATTACAGAACAGTTCTTATTGGTTCATGGATTCTGGTTACAAATACAGATACGATAAGTACAATGATGTATACAGATATACTCCTCTTAATGGAGATTCTGCTGGTCTTGCTTCCCGTGTTGAACCTTACGAGTCACCAGCTGGTTTCCGTAAGGGTGTGATTAAAAATGTTGTTAAATTGGCATTTAATCCTAATAAAACACAAAGAGACCAACTCTATAGTGCAGACATTAACCCAGTAATGAGTCAGGTAGGACAAGGAATTGTCTTATTCGGTGATAAAACTGGTTTAGGTCTAACAACAGCATTCTCACAAATTAATGTAAGAAGATTGTTCATCGCTGTAGAAAAAGTCATTGCTAATACTGCTCAATCATTCCTATTTGAATTGAATGATGAATTCTCTCAAACACAGTTCAAGAATATTGTTGAACCATTCTTAAGAGACATTCAAGGAAGAAGAGGAATTATAGACTTTAGAGTTGTATCAGATAGTACTGTTAACACACCAGCTGTGGTTGATCAGGGTAAATTTAGAGCTAATATCTTCATCAAACCTGCACGCTCAATTAATGTTATTGAATTGACATTTGTTGCTACTCGTGCCGGAATTGAGTTTGAAGAAATTGTTGGTTCTCTATAAGAGATAAATAATTAGAAATAATAGGAGACAAGAGAAATGGCATTTAATATTAACGAGTTCAAATCACAATTAACAGGTGGTGGTGCTCGTCCAACTCTTTTCCAAGTGCAAATACTTAACCCTGTAGCCCCTGAAGCTGATTTTAAAGTACCATTTATGGTACGTGCGGCAGGTATTCCTGGTTCGACCTTAGGGTCTTACGAGGTACCATATTTTGGTAGAAATATTAAATATGCAGGTGATAGAACATTTGAAGATTGGACAGTAACTTGTATTAATGATGAGGATTTCATTGTAAGAAATGGGATGGAAGCATGGATGAATGCTATCAATACACATGATAGTAATCTACGTGCATTACCTCAAGATTACAAATCTAATGCGGTAATAACGCAATACAGTAAAGATGGTGACGCCATCAGGTCATACGTGTTCGAAGGCATGTATCCTACTACAGTAGACCAGATCGAAATGGATTGGGGAACTGTGGATACTGTTGAAGAATTCGGTGTGACCTTCCAGTATGATTTCTGGAGAGTAGAAGGTACCACCGGAATTCCTACTTCGTAATAATAATTTATATAATAATAAGGTGATATAGTGAAAATTTTTGGCTTTGAGATAAAGAGGCCGGAACTGGAGGATGTTAATGCTCCGGTTTCGTTTGCCGAACCTCTTAACGATGATGGTGCCATTACCGTTGGTAATGCGCTCGGTGGATTTTATAATACAATTTTAGATATGGAAGGCTCTGCTAAAACAGAGTCTGAACTTATAACTAAGTATCGCAGTATGGCGATGCAACCTGAGGTATCTCAGGCCGTTGATGATATCGTCAATGAAGCAATAAGTATTGACACAAATGAACAGGCAGTTGAGATTTCACTAGGTGAAACTGATCTTCCTGAAAAAGTCAGGAAAAAAATTGCTAGTGAATTTGATACCATATTGTCTTTGTTTGATTTTACAAACAATGCTTATGATATGTTTTACAAATTCTATGTTGACGGTAGATTAAACTATCACATTATTATAGATAACAATGATACAAAGAAAGGTATCGTAGAATTAAGATATGTTGACCCACGAAAGATTAAATTAATTCGTGAAGTTGACAAAAAAGGGAAAGACCAACACTCGGGCGTACCAACAAAACGAGTGAAAAATGAATACTATATGTATTCAGATAGTGGCTTTCAAAATACGAGTACAGGTGGCGTAAGTTCTCCTGTTGCTGGTGGAACAACTGGCTTTAAAATTGCAAAGGACTCTGTTGGTAGAGTTACTTCGGGTTTAATGAATGAGAATAATAGTTTAGTACTATCTCATTTACACCCATCAATTAAAGCTTTAAACCAGCTTCGTATGTTAGAGGATGCAACAGTCATCTATACATTGACTAGAGCTCCTGAACGAAGAATTTTTTATATTGATGTAGGTAATTTACCGAAGAATAAGGCGGAACAATATCTTAGAGATATGATGGCTCGCCATAAAAATAAACTTCAGTATAATTCAGCAACAGGTGAGATGACAGATGCTCGTAAAATGCTGACAATGACAGAAGATTTTTGGTTCCCTCGTAGAGGTGGCGAAAGGTCTACAGAGGTTGATACACTAGCAGGTGGTAACGCCCAAGGTTTAACTTCTGATGAGAATTTAATGTATTTTCAACGTAAATTATATAAAGCGTTGAAGGTACCTTTAACACGTTTAGAACCAGAGGCAATGGCAAGTTTTGGCAGATCCTCCGAAATAACCAGAGACGAATTGAAGTTTAGTAAGTTCATTCGTAGGGTAAGAACAAGGTTTTCTTGGCTATTTAATATAGTACTTGAGAAACAATTGGTATTAAAAGGAATTTTAACACCAGAAGAGTTTAACGAAATTCGTAACCAAATAAGATATGAATTTGTTAAAGATAACTATTTCGAGGAACTTAAAGAAGCTGAGATTTTAAGAGAACGATTAACAACATTGAGAGATGTAGCTGAATATACAGGTAAATATTTCTCTCATCAGTGGATTGTCAAAAACGTATTACAGATGTCTGACGAAAAGGCTCGTGAAATGGAAGAAGAAATTGAACAAGAAAGAGCAGCTGGTGCGTTTGATGATGACAGTGATACAAGTTTTTAATAAATAGTTAAATAGATTAAATAGGACTCAATATGAAATATTTTAAAGACATTCTCTCCGAGGTAGGCCAACCAAAGGCTCCCGAAGAAAAAAGATTTAAGGACCAACATGAGATTGAAAAAATCGATCATCCTGTTGCTTCAGATAGTCAGTTTTCTGGTGATATCGAAGGTCTAACTTCTAAAAAGCGTGAAGCCGATTACGCTAAAGGCGATGATAAGAAAGCTT